TTTTCATCTGTGTACAATCTCCTACCAGACCCTTTTGGTTTTTTACCAGTGCCTACTTTAGGATCTGCCACGTTTCATCCTTTTAATATGCTTCTTAATAATTTTAGATTGTTTCTTGTGTAACTTTGATGCTTTGTTTAAAGCTTTAGCTACTTTTTGTAGTTTTTTTACCATTTAACATTTCCATCTTCTGCGTGCCTGTCTTAATCTAGAATTAGGATCTCTTGCAGCCTTTGGAAATTTTTTCATTTGGCCTGCGCTTCTAGCACAGTATGATTTTCTTCTCTTTGCAGCTTTGGACCCTTTCTTAACTTTACCAGTCACGGCTGTTTTTAGTTTTGAACCGGGATTTTTT